CTTCTGGCTGACGTCCGGCTACGAGGACCGCGTCGTCATCATGCTCAGCCGCACCGAGCGCAACGCGATCAAGCTGCTGGCCAAGGCCAAGTACACGTACCGCTTCCTGCCCGAGTGGATGAAGGAGCGCGGTCCGGTCGTCAACACGACGCAGACGAAGATCGAACTGTCCAACGAGTCGTACATGGAGTCCCTGCCGTCGGCATCGGACCCTGCCCGTGGTGAGTCGGTGTACCTGGCGGTGATCGACGAGTTGGCCTACCTGCCCAACAGCGAGGAGGCGTGGGCCTCGATCGAGCCGGTGGCCGACGTCGGTGGTCGGGTCATCACCCTGTCCACGGCCAACGGTGAGGGCAACCTGTTCCACCAGCTGTGGGTCGGGGCACGCTCAGGGACCAACCGGTTCCGGGCCATGTTCCACCCGTGGTGGGTCAACGGCAGGGATCAGCAGTGGTACGAGGACAAGGTCCGTGACCTCCCCGAGTGGCAGATCGCGCAGGAGTACCCGTCCGATGAGGAGGAGGCATTCCTGAAGTCGGGTCGTCCGGTCTTCTCCATCGAGGTGCTCCGTAAGCAGGTCGTTCAGGATCCGATCGCTGAGGGGTTCTTCAACGAGCACCGCGGCCTCAGTTTCCAGCCAGACCATCATGGGCCGCTGAAGGTTTGGGAGTTCCCCACCGAGCAGGGACGCTATGTGATCGGAGGCGACCCGGCCCAGGGGATGGAGCACGGTGACTTCTCTAGCATCCACGTGATCAATGCCCGCGACGGGGAGGTGGTCGCCCACTGGCACGGACGGATCGACCCGGACCTGCTCGGCACCCACGTCCTCGCTCCGCTGGGGCGGCTGTACAACAACGCCCTGGTCGCGGTGGAGTCGAACAACCACGGCCTGGCGACGCTGAAGGCGCTGCACCGTGAGCGCTACCACCCGCTGTACATGCAGCGCTCACCCAGGTACAAGAAGTCGGTGCCGACCGACATCCTCGGGTGGCGCACCACGCAGATCACCAAGCCGCTGGCGATCGACGAGTTGAACATGGCCCTGCGCGAGGGGTCGGTGAAGCTGCATGACAAGGCCACGGTCTCCGAACTGCGTGGCTTCGTCCGTGATGACGCCGGGAAGCTGAAGGGCTCGCCGTTCGATGACCGGGTGATCAGCCTGGCGATCGCCAATCAGATGCTGAAGCACGTCTGGCTGGCTGAGTACGACCCGAAGAAGGAGCCCGGTCCGGGCACGATCGGGTTCTTCGAGCGTCATCTGTACGGGGACGAACCTCTGGCCGAGAAGCGGACGAGAAGTACTGTTGGCCTGCGTGAGCCATTTGGTTCACCTTGGATTCGGAAGACGGGGTGACCTGATGGCAGCAGGAACCAGGCGGCTCGATCGCCAGAACCAGACGCGGCGTGCTCACGTGCGCAAGAACAGTCGGCAGTACCGCCGGGGCTATGCCACCTTGCCGCACAACGTGTGGGGTGATGACGCCAAGCCGCCACGCACCGGTGGGGTCAGCGGTCAGACGGCGACAGGCTGCACCGCGGGCAAGCCCGGCAGCTTCACCCCGGCTGGCTGCACCGTCCCCGGCACATTGGCCGAACTGCGTGGCCTCGGTGCGCTCGGACAGACGGCGGCGTGGACGACCGGCCAGTACGTGTTCCTCAACCCCTCCGGCTCGGCCTACTGGGACGGGACGACCTGGCAGCTGGGTGTCAAGCCGTGATCTGCCCGGAGTGCGAGAAGCGCTCCGTCTCGGGACACCTGAAGACCTGCTATCCGTGCCACATCCGTGGCATCGGCTTCACGTTCAAGGGCGGTGGGTTCAACGCCGGGCGACGGAACTTCTCCGCTCGAACCAATGCCGAGTTCATCGCTGAGCACGTCGGAGACGTGAAGGGCAACCCGAACATCGAGAGGCTCTGATGCTCCAGCGTGACCTGCTGTCGTACTACCGCGACGAGATCCACCGGTCGAAGCGGTGGCGCAGCGAGAACTTCGACGACGACTGGCAGCGGTACTGCGACATGTACCGCGGGCGGCACTACAGCGCCAAGGTCCCCGGCGACCAGCTGATCGTCAACCTCGTCTTCTCGACGATCAACACCATCGCTCCGTCGGTGGCGGTGAACAACCCGAAGTTCGTGGTCAACGCACGCAAGGCCGAGCAGGCGCCGCAGGCGGTGATCACCGAGGAAGTCCTCAACTACCTGTGGCGCACGTACCAGTACCAGCCGGAGTTCCGCCTGGCGGTCAACGACTGGTTGATCATCGGCCACGGGTGGGTCAAGACCGGCTACAAGTTCGTCAAGCCGCCGGAAGAGAAGAAGACCGATCCGCCAGCCTCGTCGAGCCCGACGGACTCGGCGGCGGACGTCGGGATCGACGACCGCGAGGACGTCGACGGCAATGTCGAGTCGGAGATGTACGTCTACGACGACCGCCCCTTCATCGAACGGATGAGTCCCTTCGACATGTTCGTCGATCCCGACGCTCGCCACCCGAAGGAGATGTGCTGGATCGCTCAGCGGGTGTGGCGTCCGGTGCAGAACGTCAAGGTCGACAGCCGCTACTCGCCCAGCGCCAGGCAGAAGGTCAACGGCTCGATGCAGTCGCGGTGGATCGCTGGCGACGGGGACTCCGATGCCCGTGTCGAACAGCCCGACCGCGGCAGCCGTCAGTACTGCGAGGTCATCGAGTTCTACGACATCACCCGCGGCAAGGTCTCCACGTTCGCCCTGGACAGCGAGGACACCGACGGCAGCGGTGGGTTCCTGATCAAGCCCAAGCCGATGCCCTACGGCTTCGGCCACCCGTTCGTCATGATGCGCAGCTACGAGATGATCGACAGCTTCTACACGATGGGCGACGTGGCGCAGATCGAGTCGCTGCAGCTGGAACTCAACGAGACGCGCAACCAGATGATGAACCACAGGAAGCGCTTCCAGCGCAAGTGGCTCTACGAGAAGGATGCGTTCGACCGCCAGGGTGTGCTCGCCCTGGAGTCCGAGATCGACAACACGATGATCCCCGTCACCTCCGACGGGAACCCCGGCAGCGTCATCGCCCCGCTCCCGGCGGTGATCACGCCGACGGACTTCTACGATCAGTCGGGGCTGATCACCAACGACATCGACCGCGTCTCCGGCGTCTCCGACTACCAGCGCGGTGCGGCTCAGCAGTCGATCAAGCGCACCGCTACCGAGGCGGCGATGATCCAGGACGCGGCGAACAGCCGAGCCCAGGATCGCCTGGCCAAGATCGAGACGGTGCTCGCGGAGATCGGTGAGCGGATCATCGGCCTGATGCAGCAGTTCATGACCGGCGAGCAGGTTGCCCGTGTGGTGACCATGCCCGGCAAGGTGTGGGTGCCGTACGACAAGGACTACATCTCCGGCGAGTTCGACTTCGAGGTCGCTGCTGGATCGACCGAGCCGCAGAACGAGACGTTCAGGCGACAGTCCGCCCTGCAGCTGGTCGACGCTTCGATGCCTTTCCTGCAGATGGGCGTGGCAAACCCGCTCGGTCTGTACATGTACGTCCTGCAGAAGGGCTTCGGTGTCAAGGATGTCGGTCCGCTGGTCATGCGCCCGGAGCAAGCGCCGCCCCCGGAGGGGGATCCGAGCGCACAACAGATGCAGCCGCCGCCGGAAGGGGAGCAGCCCCCGCCGATGAACGCCCCGACGCAGGCCCCAGGCGACGCGCCAGGGCAGTTCCCGCCGGGAGAGGTGCCGCCGCCAGGTCCGACTCCGATGGATCAGATGGCCGCGATGGCGGGTGGTGGTCCTCCAGGGATGCCGCCGCAGGGTGGTCCGCCACCCGGCCAAGATCCCATGCAAGCGCTCATGGCGATGCTCGGACAGCAACCCCAAGGCCCGCCAGCGGGTGGCCCGGAATCGTTGCCGCCGGAACTTCTCGCACAGATGATGGGACAGATGCCACCGCAGTAACCCACGTAACCCCCCTGCGTGTGATTAACTCCGAACACCACAGGAGCACGCCAGGAGGAACTCCGTGTCGGAAGTAGACGCCCTAGACGGGCAGCCTGCTGAGGTCGATCCCGGTTTCGCCGGGGACATCGCGGACGCAGGGGAGGTAATCGACGGGGCAGAAGACGCCGCGCCGCCTCGCCAATATCTCGAAGTCGACGATCCTGACAACCGCTGGGTGCGGACCAAGATCGACGGCGAAGAGATCGAAGTGCCGTTCAGTGAGTTCCAGCGTGGCTACAGCCGTGAGGCCGACTACACGCGGAAGGCACAGTTGGTTGCCGAGATGCGCCGGGAGGCGGAGTACGGGATCCAGCTGCAGCAAGCGCTGCAGGCGGACCCCGCGCTCACGCTGACAATCCTGGCGCAGAAGTACCAGTTGGATCAGCAACAGCAGGCCCAGGAACCTGAGCCGGAGTTCGATGATCCGCTGGAGCGGCAGCTGTATGAGGAACGCCAGGCGCGAATCGCCCTGGAGCAGCGCTTCGAGCAGCGTGAGTCGGACAGAGCGTTGGAAGCGGCAGTCGGGAACCTCCGCAACCAGTACGCACTGAACGACGATGATCTTCGTTTGGTCGTCGGGACCGCGATGCAGGCCAACCTGGGGCTCGATGCCCTGCCGATGGTCTGGAAGACGATCGCCTTCGACCGCATCCAGGCATCCGTGGTGGAACACCAACGACGCCAGGCGGCAGAGAACAGTCAGCGCACCGCAGCCAAGACAGCTGCGACGCAGACGGTCTCCTCGGGACGAGGAGCACCAAGCAGGAACATCGTGGAGCAGCAGCGGACTGGACCGATCACGTTCAGAGAAGCCGCCGAGCAAGCATGGAAAGACATCGGCGGCACCTAACCGAAAGGCTGCCCTGTGGCAATTGCCGCCAACCTCCCCGCCTCGTGGGACACGCTCCTGTCCACCACGATGAACAACTACCGGAAGACGTTGACCGACAACATCTTCGGTTCCCGCCCGCTGCTGGAGTACCTCCAGTCGAACGGCCGAGTGCGTACCGCCGACGGCGGCATCCAGATCGTCGAGCCTCTCCTGCTCGGTGGTGGCGAGGCTGACTCGTACGGCCCGTGGGACCAGATCCAGGTCCACCCGCAGGGCGGCATCACCGCTGCCGTGTACCCGTGGCGTCAGCTGTTCGCCACGATCATCATCTCCGGCCTGGAAGAGGCGCAGAACAACGGCAAGGAGCAGATGATCAACCTGCTCGAAGCCAAGGTGATGCAGGCCGAGAACACGCTGAAGGACATCCTCGTGCGGATGCTCTACGGCACCCGCCAGACCCCGAAGGCGACCGACTTCGATCCGCTGACCACGCTGATCGACTCCGATCTCCCCGCCGGTGGGATCACCCCGGCGAACGCCACGCTGGAGAACCTGTGGCGCTCCCCGACGTACAACGCCACGACCGGCGTGGGCAAGGACGCCAAGGGCAACACGATCACCGGTCTGCCGTTCGCTGCGACGATCGCCGGGGACGACCTGGAGGCCATCCTCCGGCGCATGTTCATGCTCGCCAGCGATGGTGGCTCGGACCACGTCGACGCGATCTTCGCCGGAGCGAACGTCTACGAGATGTACGAGGGCAGCCTGACCCCGCAGGTCCGGTACACCGACACGAACAAGGCGAACCTCGGGTTCCAGAACCTGATGTTCAAGAACGTGCCGATCTACTACGACCCGGACGCCCCGACGAGTGGGGCCATCGGGCTGAACTCGAAGTACGTCGGGCTGACGATCCACAGCGACCGCAACTTCAAGCAGTCGCCGTTCACTGCCAACCTGACCGGCATGGCCACAACCGGCTCCGGTGTCGGCGCGGTCGGTACCGCACCGACCGGCAACGGCACCACCCCCGGCGCGCCCGCTGGGTCCACGCTGGATGCCCGCGTGTCGTTCATCACGACCTACGGCAACACCACCACCCGCGAGCGTCGGCGCAACTTCAAGGTCACGAACGTCGTCCCGACCCCCTGACAGTCAAGATGACGGGGCCGCTACTACACGTGTAGTAGCGGCCCCTGAACAGGAGGGCACGTGACCGCCAGCAAGGATTCCTCGCACATCAAGCCAGCGTTGGCCAATGGCCAGAACGTTCAGCTGCAGTACGCCTGGCGTGGTGATCCGGTGTATTCGACCGGGCGCCCGGAATCAGCGGGCGAGCACATCCAGTCGGCCGCGCTGTGGTCGACCGCGCCGTACAAGGACCCGAAGAAGGTGGTCAAGCCACCGAAGAAGGTGACCTGCAAGGGCAAGGACGGGACGTGCAAGGCGCACCCCATCCAGGAACTCGGGCTGTGTGTGTTCCACGCCCGCAAGGCAGGCGTGTACAACGCGTGGACTGAGAAGGAGGTGACGTCATCGACGTCGCAGGACTGAGGACGTACGTCCGCGATCACCTCGAACTCGATGAGACGGACCTGCCTGACCGGCTGCTCAACGTCTACCTGCAGGAGGCGTTCGACCGGACGATGGCCTTCTCCAACGAGTGGCCACGCAACGAGACGACCTGGACCATCGCCAAGGTGCCGGGGACTGTTGAGGTCACCCTGCCCGCGGACGTCAACATCCCCGGCATCTTGTCGATCGTCGAGGCGGGGCGGGGCTACAAGCTGGTGTCCATCGTCCACGAGAACGCCGAGAACTCCTTCGGCACGGTCGAGGGCGAGGGCGACCGGACGTCGGTGTACTACTCGATCTGGAACGGGGCGGTGTACCTGTGGCCGCTGCCTGGTCGAGAGCAGCACGTCGACCTGATCCTGCGCGGTTATCGCCAGCCAGTGTGGGACAACGCCGCCTCGTCCATCCCCGATCTGGATCCACGGCTGCACGCCACGCTGTGCTACTTCGCCATGTCCCTCGTCCACGCCCAGCAGGAAGACGAGGTGATGGAAGGCGTGTACCTCGCTCGTTGGCAGCGTGACCTGACTCAGCAGCTGCGCACGATCATGCAGCCGGTGGGCAACAAGCCACTCGTCATGCACGGTGGTGCGCCGACCGGCTGGGGTCCGAGCTTCGTCGTTGTTCCGCCCGCCCCGTGAGCGCCAACCGCCTCCAGCCCGCCGCACTGACGACGTTCGTCGGTGGCTTGAACCTGCGCGAGAGCCAGTTCCAGCTGGATCCCAACGAGTCGCCCGATCTGCTCAACGTGGACGTCGATCCACGCGGTGGGTTCACCACTCGGCGGGGATGGCGGCGGTGGAACGACGTCGACATCCACGACGTCTCCGACCCGTCGATGGACTTCATGCCGCGCAACGCCTTCTGGCACAACCGCGTGGCCGGACAGCTGATCTACGTCACCCACAACAACCAGATGTGCCGCGGCGACATGTCCGGGGCGTTCACTTCGCTGCTCGTCGGTCAGTGCAACGCCGAGCCACACATGGCCGACTGGGCGGTGTGGGGCGAGCAGATGTACTCCGTGCTCGGCTACTCCAACGCGCCGGTCCGCTTCGAGGCCGACTTGTCGATGACGACGATGACGCCCGGCCCGTACTCCGAGGTCGACGCACCGACGTTCAACGTCATGCCGCCCGCTCAGCACATCCGTGGCCACGCCGGATACATGTTCGTGGCCAACATCTTCGAGGCCGGGGCCACCCACCCCAACCGCGTCCGCTGGTCACACCCCAACCGGCCCGACTCGTTCCGTGACGAGGACTACCTCGACATCGAGATCGGTGGCGGGAAGATCACCGGGATGCTGTCGTTCCGTGATCACCTGCTGATCTTCAAGACGAACAGCCTGTGGGCGCTGTACGGCTACGACAGCGAGTCGTGGCAGCTGACCAAGGTCTCCGCCTGGATCGGTGCGCCGT